ATAACCGAGCACGAGTTAGGTTTGTGACCTAAATAGTAATTATGGCTACAAAACCAACATTCAAAGACGTCTTCGAGCGCAACAAATACGACTTAGTCACAGTGGCTAATAAGTCTAAAGGCTGGTTCGAAAAAGAAGTCACCAAACTGACTAAGCAACAACTTACTCCAGGAAAAGTTCTGAGTGGTAATGCTGATCAATTAGTGACTAAAGTGATGCCTGGTCGTTTATACATGTATGCGTATGATCCAAAAATGAAGAAGGAATTACCTTATTATGATAGGTTTCCTTTGGTATTCCCATTCTCTGCCACGCAAAATGGTTTTATTGGTTTGAATATGCATTATCTACCGTATCAACTAAGAATTGTACTACTTGATAGACTAATGACTTTCAAGAGTAACAATAGGCTAGATGAAACCACCAGATTAAAATACTCGTGGCAAGTTATAGATGGAGTAGCTAAATTTGCTGCAGCACAACCATGTGTTAAACAATACCTAATGGGGCATGTTAGATCTCAATTTAGGCAAGTTCCTTCAGCCGACTGGGCAACTGCAATGTTACTTCCAGTTGAAAGATTTGTTGGTGGAAGCAAACAAGAAATTTGGTCTGACTCGATCAAAATAATTAGAAAGGCATAAAATGGCATTAAATTTACCATTTGGCACTAAAGACCTCACTAGAGAACAAAGCCCAAACGCTAAACCTATTCAAAACTTCGTTGCTCAGGTTAAAACTGGTGGTATCGCTAGAACAAACAGATATGCAGTAAACATTACCAAAGTTCCAGGATGGAGCAATACTTCAGCGCAAAATATTTTATTGTTTTGTGACCAAGCACAACTTCCAGGTGTTAACTATTCGACTGTTCAGAATAGAGTGTTTGGCGAGTTCCGTGAAGTTCCATATGAAAAACTATATGATAGTTTAACTCTTTCTTTTTATGTAGATACAGATATGAAAGTTAAAGAGATGTTTGACGACTGGATGAATGCTATTTCCAATCCAAACACCAGAACATATGGTTACTATAACGATTATACAACACAGATTGATATTGAAGTTCAAGATATCAATGATAAAAAGAGATATCAATTAACTTTATCTGAATGCTATCCTAAAAATATAGGAACAATTCAGTTAGACTATGCATCCAAAGATATCATGAAGTTGACAGTTCAAATGCAGTACAAAAATTGGACTGCAACTCCAGTAACTCAACTACCAAACGATCAAGTTATATCAACAAGTTTGATTGATAAGTTTACACGTAATTTTACTGGATTCCAAGAGACTTTAAACAAGACTTTGGGTGGTGCAGGCAACTTTGTTACTGGTGCTGTAATGAGTTATGGTGTGACTAGATTACCAAGTCTATTGAAATTTTAAGAAATAAATACAGTTAGGATTGTATAATGAAAATTGATGATACATTATCTGCCGAGTTTGGTATACAACCAATGGGCAAAACTGAAGTGATTACAAAGACTGGAGAAGTTATTAACGACTCTACAAATAAGATTCAAGACGACTTCGATGTTACACGAGGTAATCTTCGTATATTATTGCAACAAGGACAAGAAGCACTACAGAAGTCACTTGATGTGGCTATGCAGTCTGAACATCCAAGAGCATTTGAAGTTGTTGGAAATCTAATGAAGCAGTTGGCTGATATAAACCAACAGTTATTGGATCTACATCAACAGAAACAAAAACTGGATACACCGAAAGAGGGATCCAGAAAAGAAGTGACGAATAACAATGTTATCTTTACAGGTAGCACTGCTGAGTTGAATAAGTTAATTAAGAATATGTCTAAAGGAGAATAATTATGGCTTTGCCGATGATGAATACGCCAACCTACACAATGGTTGTACCTTCAAGTGGAGCGACAGTAAGATATCGTCCATTCCTCGTTAAAGAGGAGAAAGCACTTTTGATTGCTCAGCAATCTGAAGATGTAGTAACAATGATTGAAACCCTAAAGGGAATTGTCAAGACTTGTGTACAAGATAAACTTGATGTTGAGAAACTAGCAACATTTGATCTAGAGTATATGTTTACTCAGATCCGTGGTAAATCTGTTGGTGAAACTGTTGATTTAACATTTTCCTGTGATTTAGATCATGGTGAAGAAAATGAAAAAGCCAAATCTGTAGTTCGTATTGATTTATCCACAGTAACTGTAGAAAAAGGTGAGGGTCATACAAATAAGATTGAACTGTTTAATGATGTTGGTGTAGTGATGAAGTATCCTACAGTTGATGTTATTAAAAAGTTAGAAGGTTTTGATACCAATGACTTAGATACAGTTTTTGATATCATGGCTTTATCTATTGATTACATTTATGATGGTGAGCAGTTGTTTCACGCTAAAGAAAGCACTAAACAAGAGCTATTATCATTTATTGAAAATCTAACTTCAGACCAGTTCTTAAAGATTCAACAATTCTTCGAGACAATGCCAAAGATTACCAAAAAGATTGAATATGATTGTCCAGTATGTAACAGACACCATGTTAAGATGCTGGAGGGACTCCAAAGTTTTTTTTAGTATTGCTCAGTCATGAATCGCTTGAGAATTATTATAAAATGAATTTTGCGATGATGCAGTACCACAAATACTCTTTGGCTGAGCTGGAAGAGATGATACCCTTCGAAAGAGAAGTATATGTCTTTATGTTGATTCAGTACCTAGAAGAAGAAAAGAAAAGAATCGAATCCAAAAAGAGGATGTAACAGATGGCAAAACGACGAAGTAGGAATGCAGGTAAAGATCAAGCTGTAATTCTTAATCAAACAATCTCACAATCAGTGAATGCATGGGACAGCACAGCCTTTTCTAAACTACTATCAGAACAGGCAAAGGCTAACGAAACTGCCATCAAATCATTAGAATCCTCTATGGCTCAGGCTGGAGCAAACCAGCAACAGTTGGCTGAACAAATTGCTCAGTCTGCTATGATGAAAGATATCAAAGAAGCATTGATTGCTCAACTTCAAGACAAACAGTTTACTGAGGCGAAACAAGAAGCCATTAAACTAAAAGAGCAAGAAAAGATAAGAATTAAAGAAGCCAATGATGCTCTAAAAGAGAATCTACAACTTCGTAAAGAAGAAGCCAAAGCAATTGCCAACATGGCCAAAGGAATGGAAACATTCCAGACGATGGGTGATAGATTACGTGATATGGGCAAGAAACTAAAGGACAACTTTGGTTCAATGTCTGCTCTTAAAGTTACTGCTCTTAAAGCATTCAATGTTGGTGGTATCTTCAATAAGTCTATCGCTAAAGAGAAGTTTATTCAGACTCAACGCAAACTTGGATCTGAAGATAATCGTGAAACTCTTGCAGGTAAATTTGAATCTGCAAATAAAACAGCAAAAGAAATTAAGCGAAACGAATCAGAGTTATCCCAACTTAAGAAAGATACTGGGATGTCTGAGGCAGATATCGCAAAGACTAAAGAAGGTAAACGACTTCTAAGTAAACGTGATGACTTGTCCAATGAATATGCCAAGAGTGACCTTAAAGCAGGACTTGTTAAACGTGAATCTCCTACTCAAGCACACGCTGATGATGGTATTTCTGAAGAACGAGCACTTGAAGCAGAAAAACATGCTCAAAAGCAAGAAGATCTTTTTATTAAGATTGAACAGAATACTCGTGGTGCTTCTCCAGACCAAAAAGTAAAACCAGCAGAAGATAAAGGTGGTGACTCTGGTGGTGGAGGTAATTTTGGTAAAGCACTACAAGGAATGAAGAATTTCGGTATTGGTTTGATTGCTATTGCTGGTGCTCTTTATATTGCTTCTAAATCATTCGAAAACTTTGGTAAAATTGAATGGGAATCTATCGGTAAGGGTATGGTTGCTCTTGGTGGATTGGTAGTTGCTGCACTTGCTCTTGATAAAGTTAAAGGTAATATCATCGCTGGATCTTTAGCACTGGGTATTCTTGCTTTGGCAACATACGGTATTGGTGCTGCACTTGGAACATTTGCTGAACTAGACTGGGAAACAATCGGTAAAGGTATGGCTGCGATTGCTGGTCTTGGAGTTATCGGTGCTATCGCTGGCACTGCTGCACCATTGATCTTTGTTGGAGCACTTGCTTTAGGTGCAATGGGTGGTGCTCTTTATATTATTGGTGAAGCGATGCAAGCAGTCGGTCAAGGTTTTGCCGAAATGTCTGATGGTCTTGAAAAGATTGGTAAACTTGATGGTTCCAATCTTCTGCTAGTCGGTGCAGGTTTAGCATCAATTGGTGTTGGCATGGCTGCACTTGGAGTAGGAACAGCAGTTGCTGG